TGACAACCACACATACACTAGAAAAGCTAGACATGTTGCTAGACGATGTAGAAGAGCTGATCCGCAACTTACCGCTAACAGAAGCACAGAAGCAGCAGCTGGTGTCAACCTGCTACGGCTTGTGGACGGACGTTGAAAAGATGGTAGAAGATGCAGGCAAATAGTGGTTGACAACTAGCAGAACGATGCTATAATTAATACATAGAAACAAAGCAAAGAGGGCAACACTATGCAAGCAAAATTCGAAATATCCACAGAGCACAAGCAACTAGCAGACATTGGTCGTGCTATGCAGGACTACAGCGAGAACTACGGTGTAGAGCACGGCTTGGGCAAGTTGAAAGAACAAGGCTTCAAGCTGCTGAATGACCTCAGCGATGTAGGCAGCAAGTTGATCCGATACGGTGTGACCTTTGGCACTACGCAGAAAAACTTCACAGATGCGGACATGAAATTAATTGCACAGTTTATGAAAAAAGAGCTTGACATCCCCAGCAAGTGAAGCTATAATTAATACTTAAACAACAGCATTAGAGGAGCACTACATGCAGATGAGCAATATTAAGATCGTAGAAGGCACGTACAAGATTCGAGGCAAAGAAGTTGACCTTGCAGGTATGGTGTTTCCATTAGTAGAAGAATTTAAAGTAGGCGCTCAAGGCGGCTACATAACAGTAGACGGCACAGCAGTTAACGGGTTTCCAGACCGTAACATTAAGATCAAGGTAGCAGGTCCTGAAGGCTATGAACATGTTGGCGAAGAAATAGCCGCAACAGTTCGCGATGAGTCAGACGCAGAGATCGTAGAGCGTATCCGCGAACGCTTTGACATGTTGAAGGACATGACCAAAGCAGTCAAGAAGGGCGATGTGCGAGCTATGATTGTAAGTGGTCCTCCAGGCGTTGGCAAGAGCCACGGTGTAGAAGAAGTGTTGGATCGTTATGCTCTATTAGAGAGCATGGGCGGACAGAAGACACACGAAGTGATCAAGGGTGCAACTAGTGCGCTTGGACTCTACTGCAAGCTGTACAAGATGGCAGACAAGGGTAAGGTAGTGGTGTTTGATGACTGCGACAGTATCTTTGCAGACGAGTTGAGCTTGAACATCCTCAAAGCTGCTCTAGACTCAAAGAACAATCGTTACATCCACTGGAACACTGACAGCTTCAAACTGCGTAACGAAGGTGTGCCAGACAGCTTCAAGTTCGAAGCCAGTGCTATCTTCATTACCAACTTGAAGTTCGACAAAGTCAAAGGCAAACTACGTGAACACTTGGAAGCACTTGAGTCACGCTGTCACTACATGGACTTGACTATTGATTCAGACAAGGACAAGATACTACGCATCAAGCAGGTCACACAAGACGGCATGTTGGACAAGTATGCATTGAGTGATGAAGTCAAAGAAGAGATCCTAGACTTCATTGACATTAATAAAGGTCGACTGCGTGAACTGAGCCTACGTACTGTGCTCAAGGTAGCAGACCTTGCTGTGAGCTTTCCAGATCGCTGGGAAAGCTACGCGGAAAACACCGTTATGCGGAGAGTATAACGCTCCGTAACACTGTAAGAGCAACGTTCGTACCCTCGGCGTTGCTCACAACTAGCAGAAGGATGTGCCCTCGTCCAACTGCTAGACTAGAGTGTGTGTTCGTGCCCTCGGCATACACTCGGACGCAGAAGCTGGCATAGATCAGCAATGTGGTTAACTGTTTGATAGAATAGCGTCCCTCACGCTCTGTCAAACACTGAATGCCCAACTAGTGTGCCCTCGCTAGTTGGGCATCTCTTTGACTATAGTGCCGTGGCGAACACACAACAACTAATACCCCGCCACTTGACAGGGATATTGAAAGCTGTTATAATAACTGCATAGTAACACAAAGAGGGCAAACTTATGTTAAAGCAATTTAATACACTATTACGTGCAAAACTAGTATATAACAAAAAAAAGGAAGTGTACAAAATAGTTGCCGCATTTAATATTACACAAAAAACAGATAAAGGCACATTTATATTCCCAGCAGTAAATAAATGCGATTTTATTAGCACTGAATTCAGTTACGAAACTTTAACTACAGAGCTACAACGTGCAACTGAGTTAATGCAATTGCACACACGCACAACTAATTTTGAATTTGTTTAATTAAAAAAGGCAACACTATGATCTACGCAGAACTACTTGACATCCTAAAGAACATGACTCCTGATCAACTCGCAGACACTGTACAGGCATACAGTGGTGACATTGATGATACTATCAAGGTGATCGGCACCAGCCCCAACGATGATTACAACATGGGCGAAAGTATCCCAAACTTTAGTACTACACAAATATTCTTGATCTTAGAGTAAATTAGGGGTTGACAACTAGCAAAACGATGCTATAATTAATGTATAGCAACAAACAACTTAGAGGGCAATCTAAATGGCTTATGTATCACAAGACCACAAGAAGAAGCTAGCACCTGCGATCAAGGCAGTGCTCAACAAGTACGGCATGAAGGGTTCAATTGCTGTGCGTCATCATTCAACACTAGCAGTCAACATCAAGAGCGGTGTGATCGACTTTGGACAAGATGCACGTGACGGCTACATCCAAGTGAACCCATACTGGATCGATGAGCACTACGAAGGAACAGCTCGCAAGTTCCTCAATGAGCTGTTGGCGGCAATGAAAGGTCCAGACTTCTTCGATGAGAGCGATGCGATGACAGACTACTTCCACTTGTCGCACTACACAGACATCAATGTAGGCACTTGGAATAAACCCTACGCATTGGCGGCTTAATACAAATTAGAGGTTGACATACAGCAAAACGATGCTATAATTAATGTATAGCAACAAACAACTTAGAGGGCAATCTAAATGAAAAACTTACAAGAATACCTAGCACAGAAGAACAGCTGGAACAGTCTGTTTGGCATGCCAGCATTAGATCTAAACTCAGCAAAGGACCGCAAGGCAATTGCACAATCAATTGACGCAGACCTAAGCCCAGAGAACCTACACTGTGATGGAGAGATATCACAAGCTCAAGCAATGAAGAAGCTACGCCGCTTGCACAAGTGTGCGGCTCAGCTGAAGCAGTTGGACCCAACAGTTAAGTTCTACGAATACTAAACGGTAAAATAAAGGTTAACAGGTTGTCCAAAAGCTGCTATAATTAACACATACACAAACACACTAGGAGCACACAATGGATCAAGTAATCAACGCCCTGTTGGCAATGAAAGTGTTATACCAGAGGAGCTGATATGAACGAATTAATTAAACAAAATTGTGGCAGAATGATTGAAGAAGAATGATACACTTTCTCACTATCAAGATCAACGAGAAGGGGCAGGGAGAAGACTACCGTGCCTTTCTCACATTTGCCGACAGTGACACCATGATGGCATACGAGATTCGTGGCTATGGCAACACACCCGGCAGTGCTGCTGATGATGCCTATGCCCGTTATGCTGGCCCAGACCGTGAGACTTTTGTATCAGATCAATGGGATTGGAAATGAAAAGCGATAAGCCTGCCATTGAAGTTCAAGTTGTTGTAAGAGATAAAAAATGCTCAGAAGTCCCACTTGAACTGCTACAACTGTTACAGGAACTTGCTGATGAATGGTACAACTCACAGTTCCCAACTATTCCCTGTGGTTATGTGTCAAGGGATTGGAAATGAATCTCTTACTTCATAATGTTGTATTAATGCAACAACGAATACCCTTACGGTTGCATGGGACTTTGAACTGTGTTATAATTAACACTTAGAAACACACTAGGAGAACTAAATGATGCGTAAAGAAAAGAATGCACTAGCTGAAATAAACACAAATGCCTTAGGCGATTACCTAGAAGACTACCAGAACGAAACCCTTAACCGGGCCATGGACAAGCTACTGGTCATGAATGAAGGTGAGATGAGCCTAGACTCAATCCTCAGCCAGTTCACAGAAGTGGAAGATGTCGACTACGATCTAGCCTTGGTAGCGGTCAATGAAACACTGAAGAGCGTGAATCAAGTGTTTAGAAACATGGGCATTGACCTAGAGTTCAAGAGTGCCGATTTCGTAGACTACGGCGGATTCATACTCACAGTACCCAGTGACTCCCCTGCAGATATCGCACAACGGATCCGAAAATTGGTTGACATGTGATCCAAAAGCTGCTATAATTAATACTTAAACAACGCAAAGAGGGCAACACTATGCAAGCAATCAACACATCAACTACTGTACTCAACGACTACACTGTAGAGGACCTGCTGACTATCAAAGCAGCGACTCTACAGCATGCACATGATGCTGCCAACGCATTCATTGCTGCTAATGGCGAGCAAGGCTACTGTGGCTTTGCTTGGGTTAACATCTACGGCATCCGAGGCAACACCAAGCTGGGCCTGCGTATGAAGGCAGCAGGCTTTGACAAGGACTACAGTGGTGCGTACTCAATATGGAACCCCAGCGGCTTGGGCACACAGTGTATGAGCACCAAGGAAGCAGGTGCGACAGCAGCAGCTCGTTTGCTTCAGGCAGCAGGCTTTACAGCATACGCAGGCAGCAGAGCAGACTAGACTAACAGTAGGTGCATAGCAGCTACAGCAGATTGATAAACTGTGTTAGTGTGTAGAATATATTTTACACGGGGCGAGGGGTATACACATAACAGTGTATACCTTAGGTCTTATGTGATTAATAAAAAAATTATTAAAAAAATTATTTCTCGAGGGGGGTCAGGGGGTGGGGGGGTGGGGGGTATATATATTTAAAAAACTGTTGCACAAATACAACAGCTTAATGATTCTCTTCTCTCTTTTCTTCTTTTCTTCTTCTTTATTCTTTATTTTAAACAGCTTTTTAAAAATACACCGAGTGCAAATCACCACCTCACTTCTGTAAGTACTTCACCTATATTTTTTACGCAGCAATTTTTTTAACTTGCAAATACCCATTTCGGACCTGCTGCTTAATCCTATAAATATTAGTATGCTTGCTACACTTACACTTACCACAGTTCAATTATACTTCTTATTAGGTACAGCGTGGGGTGCTGGTTACAATACTTCTAGCATGGATAGGTTCGAAGTTGTAAATTTTTTGCGCACAATTTTTTTACTTGCGCAATATGAGTTCTACTAGTTCTACTAGTTCTACTAGTGCAGTACTACGCTTTAGTGTAATATCAAACTCTGTGTACAGATGAATACTTGCATAGTCTTATTTAACCTCGCACCACAGTGAGTCGCAGACGATAGTCAAGCGAGCTGTCAGACTGCTGGGCAGTCTGTTATAAATATCTATATGATCTACACATGGTTAGTTACTGTTGAGCGCAAGGATACAGATGCTTTTAAGTATGCACGATTGGGCAAAGTACAGCACACTAGACTAGAGTTAAGCTATATGGGATTCAAGTTGTACACACTAGAAGACTACTATACGTTTATAGCTGCTCATCATCGTGAGTCAATGATCACACTAGCACAGCTTCAATTGGATTATATAAGATGTATGCACTACGATTCAACTACAAAGATAGTCTAGAACCTATACTCTGTGACACTCACACGCTCACGGCTGGGGTGACACTGTACATACGTGGCATACACACTGTTCAGACTGATAGTTGTACACTAGAGTTTGAGTCAGCTAGTCAGCGTACCTATGCTGTACTGTTGTTGAGTGCAAGCACAGTGTATACGGTTAGTGTAGTTGAGGCATAGTGCATAAAGACTCATCTTTTGTTCTACCGTTGTTTAACGCCGAAAGCAACACGGCGGAATGTGCTTGTACGCATGGTTGAGTAGTTTCTTTTTATGCACTAGCACAGTGTACACGTATAGCGGCTAGTGAATATATGCGTAGTTTAAGATGTAAAAAATCTGCGTTCAACGCTTCGCGCAAGAATAATCTTGCGTTGGCGCTTCGCGCTTGTGTTCTTAATCTGTGTTGATGTTGTTGATAAACTGTTTGAGCAGGGTGCTATTGGTCTCACCGCGCACCTTTGGAGCGTTGGCACCGTCAGCCGGATCTTCTTTTGCAGTGCTGTTGCGCTTGAGTGCATTTACAATTGCATTGCCACTACTGGTATTTGAATAGTTGTTCTCACCTTCGTCGTCTTGATCACAGTCAATAATACGCAGTGTGTCTACATCAAAGCCTAGATCAATTTTTTGTCCTACACCTGAACTGTTACGTGTCTTCATCAGCTGTAGCTGGTAGCGACTACGCTCACGCATTGCACGACTTGTAAAGATACCAAACACGTTGTCTGCTGTTTGAATCTTACTAAGTCCACCTGAGATATGACTGTGATCGAATTCAATTTCTTCTACAGCTCCACGATTCAACTGTGCTGCTGTAACAAACACTGTCTTCAATTCCATTGCTAGGTTACGCAGTTCTTCTGATACATACTTGTCTTTGATGTACAAGTTCTCTGCGCTTACTTTCATACTTGCAGGCATCAACAAATCCAAATAGTCCAACAACAGTACATCAACATGTCGGCTGGTCTTAATCTCGTATTCTTTGATATAGCTGCGAATATCGTTTGCAGTCTTACCTGAAGGCATGTACTTGACCTGTATAGCACCGCTCTTCTTGCCGATCATTTTTACTTTAAGTTCAACGTCGTCAATCTGTTTAAAGATCTCACGTGTGCTAATACCAGTTAACATACTGTCGATACGCATACTCACTAGACTCTCTGCAAGCTCTAGTGTTATGTACAACAC